ACTGTTGCTCCAATTCTATGTTCTCTTGCTACTCCTGTGCTTTCTACTCCTTGCCTTGAAATACTTTTGATTAAAGACAAAGTAGTGCCGGTCAAGGTGGCATAGATATGTTCCTTTTGGTTATTGTCTCCATCTAAAGTAAAGTAATACTTTCCAGTTGGCAAAGCTACTGAATCGTCATCTGTTGCAGATAACAATGTAGCTCCTTCTCCCGCTACGCTTATCTTTGTTGATAACGAAGTTCGGAAGTCAGCAATTATTTTGGCTAGTTTAGTACTCATAAGTTTGTATTTATTTAATTATCTTCAGATGTGCCATCAAGAGACACTGCTTGTTTTTGTCTAAACCTCTTAGGAATCCTTTGTTCAAATGTTAGGATATCCCAATCCATCATTGACTCTATATCAAAATAGCCTATTCCTGTAGCCATTATCTTTATCTCTCTCTTCCTAAATTTTGGTGTATTTAATTTAAGTTCCATAAAGTATGGGTAAGCTGAAACTGTATCGTCTCCCCCAATCTGGATTGTTCCTATCATATTGCTACCTATAAATTGTGGAGTGGCATAATCTACATAAGGAGCGTCTCCTCTGATTGTGCCTACTAATTGGAATCCTGCGTCGTCATAAGAGGCATAGATCTCAACAACTTGGTCTGGGTCAATTAGTCCTTTGAGTCTTAACTTCCTAAACTTTTTAAGCTTCTCTGCTATTCTCTTTCCAGTGTATTGTTCTCCTCTCCCGATCCAAAAGTTTTCTATTGCATATCCTTCATCATCAAATCCGTTGAATACCTTATGAACTGATTGAGTCATAGAAGAACCTATATATAATATTCCAGAATCTTTAGCAAACATTCTTGCTGGAAAATATGTTACGTCAACGGTTCCTTGCGTAGTGTCGCAAAGCAATATTGTTCTGTTGACTGTATCGTCTGTTTCCCTGCAAGTTACTACTATATATCTCTCCCAAGTATCAATAGCACAATCGTCAAAATTATAGTTAGCAAATTTGAATTGTGGGAATAATACTACTGGTTCTACATTATCTCCTAGTGGGTTTCTTTGTAGTATAGTCATCTCTGGCTTCTCTGGGTTGGCAGTATTCATAAACATAATGCCTTTTGAAGTAGAAACCGAAGCTCTCCAATTAGAAATACCGATGTTTCTTCTGTAAACTAGGTTTGTGAATGTTATGTCGTCTGCTGAAATCGCCAATCTATATGAAGAGTGTTTTTTCAGTGAGTAGTATGCTCCGTCTTGTCCTACTTCTACTTTCATTATCTCATCTCCTCCAATGTCTTGTGTTATTCTGTTTCCCTCTGAGGCAACTCTTGTTGCTGAAAAGGTAAAGTCTGCCAATCCTTCTGCTGTTGAATCTTCCCAGAAGTAAGTACAAACGGCTGAAGTACAAGTTGCTGAAAAAGTAAAGTCATATACTCCTGTAGTATAGTTGATTGTTCCAGTTCCTCCTTTATCAGATGTTAGTGTTCCATCTTTATTGTCTGTGAATGTTTCTGCAGTTCCTCCAGTAGTTCCGGATAGCTGTAATCCAAAGCTATTTCTCTTAGCTCCACCGGCCTTAAATGCTAGTGTGCCTGTGAAATTAGCTGCGGCAGTTCCTATAGCCTCGGCTGTTACTGTTGTGTAAACATCAGAGTTTTGTCTATCAATCCAAGATAATAATAAAGTTGTTTTTGAATAGTTTAAGCAATCCCACATAATCAACCTGCCTTTATCAATCATTATCTTACCTTTGTCATTTTTTACAGCGTCGTATAGATTGATAGCGTCTGCTGGGTTAGCTGTATTTATCTTATATAATCCGTCAATTCCAGAAGCGAAGACAAAAGAACCTGCAAGGGAAGTGTAGTTAGCAAAGCTATATTCTGCTCCACTTGTTAGTCCGGTTACTATATCAGTCCAAGTCGTACCTGAAAGGTATTGTAAAACTGTGTCTGTCTTTCTAAATAGAATCTTTGTTCCTACTGCCCTATATCCCCAATGTAAACCCTGTATTGTTCCGACTACGCCTTCTGCTCCAATCAATGCTCTACCGTTGGACAATTTCAATTTGCCGTCTTGCGTAACGAAGTTCTTGCTATCTTGCGCTGCCGAAGAAGGGATAACTTCTGAGTCAACTAGGTTATGTATTCCTTCACTAAAAATTTTTATGGAGTGATCCATTAGAAAGTATCTTCTGTTAGCTGTGAATTATAATAAGCTAAGTCTCTCATATAACTGTTGTGTTTTGCTTGATTCTCTGAAGAATAGCTTCTGGCCTTATCTGACATCTCAATTATAGCGTGGTCTGTACACATAGCGTGGTAAATTGCCGGAGTCATTATATCTGATGGGCCGACTGGCTCTGTAGCTGTAGTGAGGTCGTCTGGTATATAAATGTAGTCAAAGCTGTAAGAGTAAGCTGACGTTGGTTGTAGTGTGAAAGTCAATCTGCTATTTGCTAAGTCTATATAGCAATATCCGCTTTGGTCTGTATAGTCTCTTCTGTCTGCGTAGTTGATTATTTTGTATTCAGTAACAACTCCGTTAATAGTAACAAATACTGTTCTATCAAGTGTTGGTATTGCAAAATCAGAAGGTAAAGCAACATAAGCAACAGAAGTAGATAAATTTCCGGTCTCTTCTTTCTTCAAGAACTCCCACGGTCTATTCCTGCATATTTTTTTGTAATATTTGTTGACTAAAATAAGCTCATCTGAGGAGCTTAACTCTGTAGCGTCATCTACAAAAGTTTCGAATAAATTTATTATATCTTGTCCTGTTGACATAAGTTTATGTTTAATAGTCTAATCTCTGCCCTCGTAAAAGGGCAGAATCAAATCACTAAACTGTGTGATATCTTACTGTAAGAACAGCTGTTCCAGTTCCTGTAGCAAAGTCTTGTGTTTGCACTCCGACATATACTCCAATCCCTGTAATATCTGCTGTGGCTACTGACGAATGACCTGCTACTAGAGCAACTCTTTGCGTTAGTATTCTTGCAGTTGCACCAGTCAATACTGTTGCGGCAATATCTGCGTGTAGAAGAACTCCTCCTCCATTTGCAGTGTCCTTATATTGCAACGCTAATACTCCTCCGGCAGTAAACTGTGTTGCTGTACCAGTTAAATCTAATACCATATCATCTAAAATGATATTCTTTCCAGCAATTGCTGGAATTACCTCAATAGAAGTTGTGAATAGGGCATTAATTTGTGCTGCTGTCAAAGCTACTTGTACGACTTGCTGATAAAGAGGGTTTGCCTCTTCATTGTCGTCTATCAAGTCAATGTTATTCCAGCTTGGCACTGCTACAGTACCTTCGTTTCTAAAAATTCCATCAGTGCAAATCATTTCTGCATTGACGGCGAACTTGGAGGCAGTTGTTGGAAGCGCACTTCCTATTCCTTTAGAACTACCTCTCATAATATAGCCAGCTTCGTTCTTTGACTGTATTAGTATTCCAAGTCCTAAGTCTGCGTCTGTACTTGGCATAATTTTTTATCTATTTAATTACATTTCCCCTAATGGGTAGAGTACTAATACCCTACCCAAAAGAGAATGGCGTTTGACTAGACTGCGATCAAAACGTCTAAGAACTGTTTAGCTCCATCATCAAAGGTTTTGATACCTGCAAGATAAGAACTAAAGATATTGTAACCTCTTAAGTCTGAGCGTTTTCTCATATCTACTGACTTTGAGTCTTGAACTACCAAATCGATAGCTCCTTTCTTTCCGTAGTAGCCGTGAATGCACGTTAGAGTCCAAGCTCCTGAAGCTGCAGTATCAGAAACTGTCAATCTTCCTGCGCCTACTCCAGTAACAATAATAGCTGAGGCAGCTACAGAAACTGTTGCTGTCAACTTTAATGTATCTGTGAACAAAATTTGGTTAGCTGTTGATAGCGCTACTTGTCCTGCATCAGTTGTGCCAGGAGCGTTAATCAATTCAAGTAAGTTAGCTAAAGCTGCAGTATTGTCTGCACCTAAAGCGAAGTTACCTGCTGTTGTTCCAAGAGTTGTCTTCGCTGTAAGAGTAACTCCATTGATGATAACTGTTTCACCATCAGCTAATCCAACGTCTGTGAACAAAGTTGTACCAGTTAGGTTCTCTGAAATGTAAACTTCTGCTGTAGAAATAATACCAGAATATCCATTTTTGAATACAGACTCTACAATAGAGAACTGTTTGCCTAATAGGTATTCTTCAATTTCTGCTCCTGCATAGGAGTCAATTACTAAAGCCATATTAGTAATAGTTTGGTTTGCACCTCTTCTCAACTTAGCTGGCATTCTTACTACCATTTGTGGAACGGTTGTAGAAGACAAAGTAATTGGTGTGCCGTCTGCAGCCAATGTAGTTAAGTCTCCGTTGTCAAATGTTTGGTAAGCGTTTAAGACTTCTGCAAAACATCTTGCATCTAAGTCTGTTGCTACTTTAATAGCAACTTGTCCACCGATAACTTCTCCCGGATTTAATGGTCCGGCTTGTGTAATTTCACCATCAGACAATGGGAATACGGCTTCTTTCTCCAAGTTAATTGTTAGCAAGGCTGTTGAATCTGTTAGCGAATCAACAGTAGAAGCAGAATTTCTTACAACTGTTCTGACTCTTACTGCAGATAAGTCGTATGCGAATCTTTCTACTGACTCACCATACTTTAGGGTTGCTTCGAATCTTGTGTTCATAATTGGCTTTGAAACCAAAACTTTGTTGAACACTGTTTCATAGGAGTTATCGAACTTCTCCTGAAAATCATTTAAACTCATAATTGTTTGTTTTTAACCACTCTGTTATTTATAACTTCAATCTGGCAACAAGTCCTTCATTGTATTGTTCTTTGAGCGTAGGGTCTGACATTATCTGCTTGAAATACTCTGAATCATCTTTAGCTTTTGCAAAGTCAATCTTATCGATTTGCTCCACTCTAGCTTGTGTTGATTCAAGGGTAGTCTTGCCTTTAACGAGGTTCCCGTATGCTCCTTCTAAAATCTGTCCGAAAGTCTTGTTACTGTTTGCTGGGTCTAAGGAAAGCTGTTTGATAGTTTCTTTATCTGCAATTTCTGCATAAGCAGGCATTTGAGATATAGTCTTCTCATAGTTTTCATTGAACCTCTTATCAATTTCAGCAAGGCGTTCCTTGTCTGCCATTGGTTTGAGTTTCTTTGCAAAACTTTCCTCTAACTTCGCTTCTGTTTGAGACTCAGTCAATTTAACCAGCTTTCCTAAGAACTCTGGGTCAATATCGTGTTCTTCAGCCAATGCCTTGATATCAGAAGATATATCTAAATTAGAAGGACCTTCTGCAATCTGAGCTTTAAGCGCTTTGACTTCACCTTTAAGGTCTTTAACTTCTCTTTTTCTTTCGATAAGAGTAGCAACTGGAACCATATCTGGTCCGGTTTCCTTAGTGTTATCAAGAACTTCGCTGACTTTGACATCTTTGCCAGTAGGTTCTGGCGCAATTTCTGTCTTTATTGCTGTTGCGTCTTTGTTTGGCTCTGCAACGGGAGCGTCTTTGACTTCATCTGTCATAGATTTAACACTGTAACGGAGTGCTGACGAGGTTTTGTTAGCCTTTCAGCGAAGCGACCTAATGCTCCAAAAGATTTATACTTCCCCAAGTTCTGCCTATAAAGGCATAGTGCAATCCATAAAGAGTGGAAAGTTATGGACTGCTCTATATCTTCAAGATACTATATTTATTCTTCCTCTTCCTTTTCGTCCTTAATCAATTCGTCCAGTGCGTCTTTGGCTAGGTTCTTATTCTTTTTGGATCTGGTTAAGACTCTCAATAATGTCATTCTCTCTGAAAGTCTAGCTGTGATTGATACTAACTCAACGTGAGTTGCAGTCTTATAGGACGTGCAAAGGCTATCCAAAGAGTCATTGATAGTCTTTACAAGGGATTTGATAAGCTTCTCTCCTCCCTTTGTCTTTGCGACTGCCTCCATCTCTGCATATCCTACAATGTCTCTTCTAATGCTGTCTGCTTCTTTTGACATATTATTTCTTTTTATCAACAGAAACTAATACTAGCCCTGTTTGCTTTGAAATCTCAGCCATTTCTTTTTGGTCTCTAGCGACTTGCTTTCTTAATTCAGTCAACTTTGCCTTTCCTCCTTTGACTGTTGAAGAAGCTAACTCATATATTGCGCAGGCAACTCTAAACTTTGTGTCTGCCGTCTTAACTTCCGGGTGGCTTCTCAATACGTTCACCATCTTAGCCTTCTCAATAGCTACTTGCTGTGCTACTTCTGTTATACTCTTAGTATTTGACTTGATGGCATCATTGTAATCACCAAGTGTTAATTCCTCAACCTTTCCAGAAACTTCTAAAAGAGTTGTTGCTGGATCCCCCTTCTTACCCTTGATTTTGTACTTGACCATTGTTTTGTTGTGGAATTTTTTGATTATTAGGTTGTTCTCCAGCTCCACTGACTGGCAAACTTCCTTGATTTAATGTGTCTATCATTGATTTATTAATCATTCGAGCTGTGTTCTTATAGATATACTTGTCCACTTTAGCAACATAATCGATTATAGATGTGAACTGCTTCATACTCATATCTTCTTCGTGGTCTTTTAAGTAATCTACGAACCTTTGTTTGTAGGCATTTGTAGCTGACATATTTACTTTGACGTTGTCTCCGTCAAGTAATCCTTCAATGTCTCTCTCTGCCTCTGCCATTAACTCTTGGTTTCCAAATTCTGAAATATCCATAAGTTCTTTAACTTCTTCCTCATTAAGTCCGGCATTTTTAGCCTGTATCTCAAAGAGTTTCTGTTGGTTAATAGTTTGGTTGTTCACCTGGCTTGATAAGAAAGCAGTCTTCTGGTCTTGCTTTATTGTAGAAGCCATAGTCTCTGCGTTACTTGCCTCAACAAGAACTCCGAACTCATCTTTGTTTTTGAATATGTCTGTTCGTGTGATATCCATTGTCTCAATTCCATTTGGCCCGATAATATCTATTGAAGTCTTTTTGTTCAAATGGTCTCTAACTCCTATCTCATAAAGTCTAGCGAACCTTTTATATCCAAATGAATAGGATTTGTTTAATAGTCCGAACCTATCTGCTGTAGCTTCTTGGTTTCCTTTGTATATTCCAACCTTTCCGTCTTCTTCTGCTACTCCTTTAGAACCTGCTGTAACTCCTGAAGCCTTCTCTTGGATATTTTCTAGTACGTTATAGACATTGATTGGAGTGTTTATAGCTGGAGTCTCTAATATCTGTACTGCTTTGTTTGCGTCAAAGTCTCCTTTAACCTTGATAGTTCCGTTCTTCTTATATTTAAGTTCAGCTAAGTTTTCAATAGCAGTTACATTGACTACCTTCTGTGGCTTGTTAATCTGCTCTGAGTTGTCTAACGATTGGTTTATGCTAACATTCTGTGCTTGAAAGACTTCTCTAACATAATCACAGTATGAAGGAGACCAGAACTCTGTTAGGTCTGGGAAGGCAGCCCAAGTCCAGAAAGGATAAGCTCCCATTGGAAACTGCTTGTTAGGAGTAAACATATCTGTTAGTCTCTCTATCTTTATACATTTACCTCCGGTTTCTTGATATAAGGCATAATATCTGACTCCCTTATAAGTAGTGAACCATTCCCAGAACTTGAACTGGTCGTCGTTCTGTAGGTTCTTCTCTCCGATAGTATTCTGTGCTTGTCTTCTTTTGTCTTTATTAACCTCTTCTTGTGGCTTCTCTGTGTTGTTTCCAGTACCATCTAAAAGCGATTTTATTTCTGACTTAATATGTTTACTGGTTTGGCTCTTTGCAAGTGCTTCTAGCTGTTTTCTAGTCTTAACAACTCCATATCTTCCAAGGTGCATAGCCTTTTCAATATCAATACCTCCTGCGCTTGGATCAATTAGGAAGTCATAAACATCTGTATTATCTAGGTGGGATTGATAAGTTCCATCAATGCTGTCTGCGTAGTAAGCAAAAACTGCACGGCCATATATTATGCCCTGCTTCTTTCCTACTAAGTCTTTGATATCCCAGTCGTTATTCTGTTGGTCAACTGTCCTTAGAGCGTTAAGGTTGGCTACTCTTTTAAGTTGAGCCTCTTTCCTCTTCAAGAATTTGAAGACAAGTGGATTATCTATCTTTGAAAGTAGAGTATGCACAAACTCCTGCATCTTTCCAAGCTCTACATTAGCCCTAGACTCAACAGTAGGAGACTTGACTGCATAATACATATTCTCGTTCTTCTGCCAGTTGGTAGTCTTCCCTTGCTTGTATCTTCTATCAAAGGTTATCTCAGTTGCCATCTGAGCCTTTAATTCTTCTATCTCTGCTGGTGTTAAATTTTTTACCTCTTTTGCTTTTGTAGCCATTATATCAGTTATCCACTCTGATAATGTTATATACCTATGTCGCTATAAATTACTTCGTCTTCTTCCTCTTCTACTTCTGCTTGGTAGTGAGGCTTATATGCTAAGTCGTCAACATATTGAAGAGCGTCTGCTAAATCATCATATTGACTCCTTGGGAATCGTATTAGCTCATCAACTAAGTCTTCTGTATTATCTGTTGGGTTCTTCTTTAGGAATATCTTCCCGTTCTCAAATCTTGCCTGTAGTCTTCCCCTTATTCTATCTTCCTTTCTTATTCCTTTATCCTTTAACTCTTTAACACTGAAATAAATACTTCGTCTGTCCATCTCTTCCTTTAAGAATGGTTTGATTAAATCGTCAAAGGCTTTCTGCTCTACCCCTATATCTATTGGTTTCCAGTATAAATATAGTTCTATTAGCTTCTGTATTAGATCCGGAGTGCTTAGTTTCAGTCTCAATACCAGTCTGATGTACCAATTGTTCTCTGAATCTACTGAAGCTACTATGCAACCTTGCCAATCTGTTCCGGCTTTTGTGCTTGGTGCATTGTCTAGTGTTATAAAAGTGTTAAGTTCTTTGCCTTTTAGGTCTTCTTCTGTGTATCTATTATTGAAGAAGCTCCTCTTGAATGCCGCACTCTGGTCGTCAACTGGGTCATTCTTCCACAAGCAAGAGAAATCGTATGACCCTATTTCGCCCGAGATTGCCTCCAGTTGCTCTTTACTGAACTTTTCGGGGAATACTGGCTGTCCGTCGTCTTCGTAGCAACCTAGTACCAAAGAATCGTATTGAGGCTGTTCTAATAGTGAACCGTGCATATCATCTATCGCCCATCTCGTTCCAACGTCTAATAATATCCCGTCTGGTTCTAGTAGCGACTGTAAATCTTTCCAGTACTGCTTCACCTTATCCATTTGTTCTTTAGTTCCTACGTTGTTTCTTGAAACTAAGTCATCTGCTATTATAATGTCGTAATGCTGTGAAACCAGTGAGGTGTCTAAACTTCCTACCTGTATTGTTGGTTCTTTAACTACTTTGGTTCGGGCCTTAATGATTATCTGTGTCTCTGTCCACTTGTTGTCTTCATTCTTCCAGTCTCCGTATAAGTATTTGAATTTGTTGTTCTTTTCAAAGTGTGTCTTTATCTCTCTAAGAATTGACTTTGCGTTGTCTAATCTCTCGTTAGTTATCAGTATTCTTAGGTTCGGGTTGTTGATTAACTGCTGGATCGTCCAACTTATTGTTATCTGTGTTGTTTTCAGGTGAGACCTCGGTAATAGTATCACTGCTCTCCTTGACTCTTGGACTGTCTTCTTCAGGAACTTCTCCACCTTCCGGTGTATCTGTCCCATCTTTGGGTAAACCAATATGTCCTCCATCAGGAATATTAGGTCCTTCTTCCCCAACCTTCTGTCCCATTCTGCCAAGTCGTCCTTCAAGTCTGTCTTTAAGTTGTTCGTCTGTAAGTTCTCCATAAGGGTTTGTTACTGTTTCCACTTCTACTTGCTCTTTAGGATTGCCTTCGCTCATTTTCCATATTACTTCTTTGGGCAATCCTTTCAAAAACTCGTTGCGTTCTTCCTCTGACATCTCCATTAGTTTCTTTCTAGCCCATTCTTTAAGCGTTGGGCCTACCGGCCTTCCTTTTGGATTAGGAGCGAACCCTTTTAAAAACCTTCCCTTGTCGTCCCTTTTGATTTCGTGCTTATTAGGATTTGTTTTTTCTTCCATATGGATTATATTCTACTCCATTATGATCGCCATTCATCACTGTCTTTAGTCTATGGCAATTTGCACATAATGTTTGTAAATTTTCTTGTTTATTGTTTTTGTGATTTCCGTCTTTATGATCTACATCTAATTGAACTGGGTGAATAGCATCAAAACTGCAAACCTCACAATAATTCTTTTTATTTAATCTATATTTATATTGTTCTTGTCCTGTATTCTTATGGCACATAGTACAAAGATTCCTCCAGTACTTTACAGTTCCATCTTTATTTTTAGTATGATACCTTGCTTTTCTGCCACAAAGCACACACGTTGGTCTGCCCTCCTGAAATTGCCAACCAACTCTATTCTTCTCATCTTCAGTCATAGTTTTATTTTGTTAGCGGACAAGGCAGGAGTCGAACCTGCGCACGTCTATAGGAGCGACCTATACAAAGCTCTACCAACTGAGCTACTTGTCCTTATTCTTTTATAAATTCTTCTACCCATTCATAACACTGCAAGCAGGGAGCTTCACCCTCTAGGTGCCTAGCTCCCTCCTCTTCAACTCTTTTAGTTTCACAGTTCTTGCAGGTTTTTTCCATTGAATATAAAAAAACTCCCTTTTACTTTTCAGGAGTTTCTGTTTCTTCTTTTGGTAGTTTCTCTGTTGGCTTAGCCAAAGCGTCTTTGATGTTTACTGCATTTGCTTTTGTTTCTTGCAACATCTGAGCTAACCTACCTATTTCTTGGTTTACTTCTCTTAGCTCACGTTCTGCTCCCTCTTTACGAGCGATTAAATCATAAGCTTGAGCTTTTAGTATTTCTAACTTTTGTAGATTTTCCATA